GTGTTCAAAAAAATATATCTAAAATGTACCAAGAATATGCTGCTAGTATTGGCAAAAGTAGCGATGCATTAACACAAGCCGAAAAAGCACAAGCAGTATATAATGGAATAATGGATGAAGCTTCCATGTTTACAGGAGCAGCAGAAGAAATGGCAGAAGGCTATCAAGGACAACAAGCACAATTAAATGCAACTAATTTAGAATTAAGTAGAACTATTGGAGAGAGCATGATACCTGCTATGACTCAATATAGTTCTCTACAATTATCAATAACTAAAGGATTAACAGATTTTATAAAAGAACATAAAAGTGCTACAAGCGGTATAGTTACCTTTACAACAACTTTATTATCAATGATAGTGGCACTAACTGCTGCGAAGAAAGCATATACTGCATACAAAACGGCAGCAGAATCGGCAAATATGACAACAAAAGCATTTACAGCTTCTTTATTAACAAATCCAATTACAGCAATTGCAGTAGCTATAGCTGCAGTAATTTCATCTATAACAGTATTGAATACTAAAATGCAAGAAACAATAGATAAAATGACTGAAATGACTGAAACTTCACAGCAAGTTACAGAATTAATACAAAACTTTCAAGAAAATGATATGACATATACAGAAAGTGAATCCACTCAAACTAGTGAAATAATAGAAAAAACAAAGCAAGAAAACACTGAGCTACAAGAAGAATTAGAAAAAAGACAAAAAATAGTACAAGAATTAAAAGATGCAATAAATTTTCAAGAAGGATTTGACCCAACTAATATAGGACAATTAGAAAATTTAAATAAACAATTAACTGAAGAAGAAAATATTGTTGATGACTTACAAAAACAAATTCAGGCTTATAATAAAAGAATAGAGGTGTTAAATCAAACATTAGATATCAATTCTATAAAGCAAAAATATGCTACATTAACTAATCAAAAGGCACATAGAGAAACCTTAATAGATATAGCTCAAACTAAAGCAGATATACAAGGAAAACAAGCATTATTAAATATACTAAAAAAAGGCAAAACAACAACGGATGAATATACAGATGCAAAAAATCAATTAGTAAAAGTATATCCTGAATTAGCAAAAGTAAATGAAAATACAATAGCAAGTACACAAAAAGCAATAGATGCAGAGAGTGCAGCAGCAGATGCAGAATGGGTAAATGCACAAGTAGCAATACAAGCTAGTATGTTAGAAGTTTCAGCAATGATGTCAAACAGTGAACAAATTCAACAAATTGCAGCATATACTAAACAATCAGTAGAAGAAGTGACAGCATCCTTACAAAATCAAATTGATATATTAGCAAATTTGGCAAAATTAACACCAGACGACTTTAAAGGAAGTGTAACAACAACCTACATTCCAAAGTCATATAGAAGTAGTAGTTCATCAACATATCAAAATAAGGCATTAGATAATTATAAAGCATTAATAGAATATAAGAAATCTTTAGACCAACTTAGTTTAAAACAAGAAATTTCAATGTATCAAAAGGCTCTTAATAGTTATGCTAAAACTACTGATGAAAAACGAGAGTTAAGAACTAAAATATATGAACTAAATAAAGAATTGGCACAAAAAGAAAAAGAATTACTAGATCAACAAACAGAGGATTACGAAGCATATATTCAAGAGCAGATAAACAATAGAGGTGCAGCTTATGACGTAAAAGAGCAAACAAAAGATTATGATGCTATTATAAAAATGCATAAAAATTATTTAAATCAAATAATGAAAGATGAAAGGCTATCTCTAGATGAAAGAAAAGAATTATATAGAGAAGAGCTACAAACAATTAGAGATTATGAACAACAAAAACGTGATTTAAGAGTAGAAAGCATAGATAATACTGTTTCTCAATTAACAGATGCTATCACAAAACAATTAGAAGAAATGCAAGAAAAAGATAAAGAGATGATAGATAAAAATTTAGAAGAAGTGGAGAAATGGAAAAATGCTCGTATAGATGCAATAAATGAAGAATATGATGCAAGAATTGAAGCTATTGACAAAGAACTAGAGGCATTAAATAAAGCTGAAGAACAAAAATCAAGAGATGAAGAAGATGCAGAATATGAAAAGAAAAAGAAACGTCTAGAAGATTTAATTGCATTTGAGCATGATGCTACCAATAGAGCAAATTATCAAAAACAATTAGATGAGTTAATTGCAGATTATCAAAAAACTCTAGATGAAAGAGCATTACAAGATAAGAAAGATATATTAGAAGAACAGAAAGATAAAATACAAGAAGAACAAAATGCACAAATTGAAGCTATTGAAAATGAAGCGGAAAAAAGGAAGGAAAGTTATGAACAACAACTAGATGAATTAGAAAAATATTATGATGAGCAAATTGACATAGCTCAACAAACAGCAGAAAAAATGATTCTAAATGTAGAAGACAATCAAAAACAAATTCTTAATTTATTAAAGAATTATGGTGATGCTTATGAAATTACAGGCCAAAGTCTTGGAGAAAAACTAGCACAAGGTATTAATGAAGGTGTTGCTAATAATATACAAAATGTAATACAGAAAATACAAGATACAATAGATACTAATATAGAAAGCAAAATAAAAGAATGGACTAAAGGTTCTTACTCATATAGTGCAGGAGCAAATAAACCACAAGTAACAAGTAAAACTATTAATGTATATCAAACAAATAACATAGAACAAAATCCGGAATTACCAAGTGAAACTTATCGAAAACTAAAAAATATAGATGAACAACTAGCAGCTCAATTAGTAGGAATTTAGGAGGTGTGAGATGCAAAAATTAGAAATAATTAATTTAGGTTTAAATGAAAGTTTATTATTAAATGATAAAGGTACAGACACAGAAGATATTTTGCTATCTCACATTGAAGGTCTTGGCCATCCAGGAGCAACAAGTCAAAAATCTCAAGGTGTATCACAAGATGGCGAAAATGCAGAAGATGCCTTATTAGACCCAAGAAATATAAAGGTAGATATAACAATAAGAACAAAATCAAGAGAAAAATTATATGAATTAAAAAGAAGAATATACCGCATTATCAATCCAAAAACGTACAACAAAAATACTAATAAAAGAGGAGAACTACTTTTATATTATACAAATGACTATAAGAAATATCGAATTTATGCTAGGGTAGAAGATAATGTAGACTTTAATGCAAGATTTATGAATCATGACAAAGCTACAATATCTTTTTTATGTGTAGATCCTTATTTTTTAGATGCAGAAGGCACAAATATAGATATAAAATCTGTAAGAGGTGGACTAAAATTTTCACTAGTACTACCAAGCCACTTTGCACTAGTAACATTTTATAAAGAAATAGAAAATTTAGGAGATGTAGAAGCACCAATTCAAATAGAATATACTGGACCTGCTACAAATCCAATTATAACAAATGAAACAACTGGTGAATATATAAAAGTTAATATGGAAATTGGAGAAAAAGAAAAATTAGTGATTAATACTGCAGAAGGTCAAGAAACTGTGAATCTTATAACTCCACACGAAACAAAAGATGTTTATAATAACATTGATTTAAATAGCACATTCTTTAAATTAATAGTGGGAAAAAATCTTATAAAATATAGTTCAGATGCAGAAACCTCAAAAGATAGTGTAAAGATAATCGATTACAGCAATAAGTATGTGGGGGTATAAAAAATGAATTGTATAGAAATTATAAACACAAATTTTCAACTTTTGCGGGATAATTACTAATTATGAAAGTCTGATTTGTACATGGAACTATTTTGAATGTGGAACATTTGAGCTTACTATTAATAAAAATAAAGCAAATACAGAAAAGTTACAAAAAGATAATATGATTATTGTAAATAAAAATGATGAAAAAATATTATTAATTGAAAAAAGAGAAATTACATCAAGCAATAATAGTAAAACTTTAAAAGTAACAGGAACTTGTATTAAGGGAGTAACTAAAAGAAGAATAATAGCAACAAATGGATATGATAGAGTAACAGAAACGCAAGCAGAAAATATAATGAAACATTATCTAAAAAATCATATAGTAGAAAGCTATTATGATACTATTAGGACACTTGAAAGAGATATTTCTTGGATAAAAATAGCACCAACACAAAACAGAGGCGTTAAGACTGTGTGGCAAGCAAGATTAACTAATTTACATGATGAAGAAAAACATATTGCCGAAGATACAGGAATGGGTTGGAAAGGTATATTAGATAGAACAAATAAGTGTATCAATTTTGATTGCTATGAGGGAACTGATAGATCAATTAATCAACTAGAAGATGGGAATACTTATGAAGAACTAGAAGAATATACACATCAACAATTAGAACAATATACACATAGCCAACTAGAAGGAAATAAAAAAGTACCGTATATTATTTTTTCCGAAAAAAAGAAAAACTTACTAAATGGAAAGGTTACAGATGACAACACAAATTATAAAAATGTGGCTTATGCAGCAGGAAAAGGAGAAAATGAAGATAGACTTATTACTGTAATAGGAACAGCTAAAGGCTTTGATAGAAGAGAAGTATATGTTGATTTAAGTAATATAGAAGACCCTGACGAGTTAAAAACAGAAGGACAAAAGAAGTTAGATACATACAAAACAATTAAATCAGTTGAGGGAAAAATATATCAAATTCCTAATATGGAATATGAAAAAGATTTCTTTCTTGGAGATATCGTTACAGTAGAAAGCGATGGAGTGTATGAAGATAAACGTATTATCCAGGCAAAAGAAATATATGAAAGAAACAATATAACTGTTGAACTAGGATTTGGAGATAAAATACCAGGACTAGCAGAACAAATAAAAAAATTAACACAAAAACCTATTTTATAATAGGTTTATTTTTGTGGGAAAGGAAATGTAAATGGATGAAATTATATTAGAAAGCTTTCCGTTTGACAGTATGGAAGTACTAAATGCAGAAAGTGAACAAATGGAACCAGATAGAGAATATGAGGCATCGATATTTAGAAAATATTTTAAAATGTTTTTATCCAATGGAGTTTATTATGGACATTATAAAAACTATGGCGAAAATAGTATGAAAGTGACTGCAAATGGAGGAATGAATGTAAAAGTTGCAACAGGTGCAGGCTTAATTGAAGGAGCAGACTTTGAAAATATAGAAGAAAGAATTATTACATTAGAAAGACCTATTGCAAATACAAGAGTTGATAGAATTGTTGTGCAATTTAATGCAAGCCTAGATACAAGAGCAACTAAATTAATAGTAAAACAGGGAAATGGAAGTACACCGGCTACACTACAAAGAGATGAGAATATTTATGAAATATGTATTGCAGAAGTAACAGTAAAAAGTACAAGTAACATAACTGAAGAAGATATTATAGACAAAAGAGTTGATAAGGATGTATGTGGAATAGTAAATTCTCTTATTAGTGTTGATGGAGAAGAATTGTATCAACAATTTCAAGATTACATTAGTACTATAACTGATAATATAATGCTAAAAAATCAAGATAATGTATGTACTGGAAAAATTACAGCACAAGGTGGATTTAAAGGAGATGTAGATGGAAATGCAAAAACATCATCAAGTTGTACTGGTAATGCTAGCACTTCTAGCAGTTGTACTGGTAATGCTCGGAACAGCAACAAAATTAAAAACAGCAAGAAAAATAAGTATGAGTGGGGCAGTAAATGGAAATGCTAATTTTGATGGAAGCGGAAACATTACAATAAATACTACACAAGCTAATATATCTAAGTTAACAACAACATTAACTACACCTGATGCAGGTTCTGATATTATGAATGCATCTACTACCATAGCATATCCAACAGGATTCAATAAAGATAATTCAATAATAATTAGTCTTATGTCACACAATACAGTAGAAACAAGTGGAGGATATGCAACGGTAGGAGCAAGTGGTAGATCTACAGAAGCAGTGCGAGGAAATCATGGATTACAAGCACAATTAAGATCAAATGGAATATTAATTGAAGTTTATAAAGTAAACCAAAACGAACAACCTAAGCAAATTATTGTACAAATAGTATTAATGAAAATATAGAGGTGATAGTAAATGCCAGATTATACACAAAATTATAATCTTATAAAACCTAAAAAAAGTGAAAATTATGATGTGGAAGATACAACGAATACTAATATGGATATTATAGATACACAGTTAGGTAATAAAATGGACAAGGTTCCTGGTAAAGGACCTAGCACAAATGATTTTACAAATAAATACAAGAATAAATTAGACACCTTACAAAACATATATAAATTCATGGGAGCAGTTAATACTGTGTCAGATTTACCAACCACAGGACAAAAAAATGGGGATGTTTATAATGTTAAGAGTGAAAATAAAGATTATGCTTGGAATGATAGTACACAACAATGGGTAGAGTTAGGAAGTGCAACTAATTTAGATAATGTTGCAACAAAAGACGAGGTAAACATTCAGCGAACATCAGTAACACTAGAGTCAACAGTTAATGCAAATACAAACTATACAATACCTCTAAATTACCAAGTAGGTAATAACAGCTTAGAAGTATATTACTGTACTAGTAAATTACAAAAAGGTGTAGACTACAACGAAATAGGAAACACAGGAGAGGTATCTAACACAATACAGTTCCTAGATACGGTCGGAGACTTAGATATGTCTGATGTAGAAGGA